ACTTCACTCAAGAACAAAGTGAGGTTTGGAAATATGCAATTGAAAATGCACCAAAGGGTTTGTTGAAGAAATTAGATATTTCTGTTTTAGAGATTTGGGTAACTTCCTATGTTGTCTATCGTGAGTGCTTTTCCAAAGTTCAAGAAATGGGTCAAGTTGTCACAAGTCCTTCAGGTTATCCGATTGTCAATCCCTACTTATCCAACATGAACAAGCAAGCATTGATTATGATGAAGTCAGCTAGTGAGATGGGGTTTACCCCTACAAGCAGAAGCAAGGTTTCTGTAGAACAAGAATCAAACACACAAGACCCTTGGGAAGCATTAGCCAATGGTTGATTATCAAAGTATTGCAGAGCAGTATTGCAAAGATGTTCTTAGTGGAAAAATCCTAGCTTGTGAATATGTGAAGTTTGCCTGTGAAAGACAGGTGAAGGATTTAACTAGGAAAAAAGGTTTCCCTTACATTTATGACCCAAGCAGAGGTTCTAGGGTTTGTTCATTTGTAGAACTATTGCCACACATTAAAGGTGCATTAGCTGGACAGCCGATAAAGCTAGAACCTTGGCAGATATTTATTATTATGACTGTGTTCTCTTGGGTTAATCCTGAAGGCTCAAGAAGATTCAGAAGGGTTTACATTGAAGTTCCAAGAGGTAATGGTAAATCAGCTTTATCTTCTGCAATCGGTCTTTATATGCTTACTGCTGATAATGAAGGTGGTGCAGAAGTTTATTCATTTGCTACAACTCGTGACCAAGCCAAGATTGTTTTTGGTGATGCTCAACAAATGGCTAGGAAAAGCAATGGGTTAAGGTCACACTTTGGTGTTGATGTTAATGCCCATAACATTTTTGTTACTAAAACTGCATCAAAGTTTGAAGCTCTATCTGCTGAAGGTTCTACATTAGATGGTCTAAATACACACTTTGCCTGTATTGATGAACTTCATGCTCATAAAACTAGGGCTGTTTATGATGTTGTAGAAACATCTATTGGTAAACGCTTGCAGTCTTTACTGTGGGTTATCACTACTGCTGGCTCTAATCGGTCAGGTATCTGTTATGAAGTTAGAGGATTTGTTTCTAAAATCCTTAAAGGTAGTGCAATAGATGAATCTCAGTTTGGAATAATCTATGGTTTAGATAAGGATGATGATTGGGCTACAGAGGAAGCATTGATAAAAGCCAATCCTAACTGGGGTGTATCAGTCATGCCTGAAGTTTTATTAAGTCTACAAGCCAAGGCTATGAGTATGGCTTCTGCTTCTAACAACTTTAGAACTAAACACCTGAATGAATGGGTAAATGCTGATGTTTCATGGATGGACATGAGAAAGTGGGATGAGTGTGCAGACCCTACACTAGAGATTGGCGATTTTGGTGGTGAAGAATGTTATATGGCACTAGACTTAGCTTCTAAGACAGATATAGCCGCTAAAATTAATTTATTTGTTAAAGATGGTGAATATTATGCTTTTGGGGATTATTATCTGCCAAGGGAAACAGTGGATAGGGGTGAGAATGCTCAGTATTCAGGATGGGAAAGTTTAGGTTTATTAACAGTAACTGATGGTGCAATTATTGACTTTCAGGTGATTGAGGATAAAATCCTAAATGATTGCAAGCAATTTGAAATAATTGAAGTGCCTTATGACCCATTTCAGGCTACACAATTATCTATGAGATTGCTCAATCAAGGAGTAAATATGGTTGAGGTTCGCCCAACTGTGCTGAATTTTAGTGAACCAATGAAGCAATTAGAAGCATTGGTTTTAAGTGGAAAGTTTCATCACAATGGTGACCCAATATTGACTTGGATGGTAAGTAATGTTGTTTGCCATACTGATGCAAAAGACAATATTTATCCAAGGAAAGAAAGACCTGAGAACAAGATTGATGGAGTGGTAGCTTTGATTATGGCATTAAGTAGGGCTATTGCAAATAATAATGATTCAGGAAGTTTAGATGACTTCTTGAGTAATCCTATTAGGGGATAATATGGCTTGGTATACACCACTTCTATTTGGGTTTGGCATAGCAGGTAAAAGACAAGCTGGACAACAGCAAGCTAGTGCTGGCTCATACAATGTAGCAAATGTTGTTGTTAATGAAGATACAGCATTAAAGCTATCAGCGGTTTGGGCTTGTGTAAGACTAATTGCTGAAACAATCGGTGGCTTGCCAATCAACTGTTATAAAAAAGATGCAAATGGAATTAGAGTTTTAGATAATGAGCAATCATTAGCTGTTCTATTTAACAATAAGCCTAATAGATACCAAAACAGAGTTGAGTTCTTTGAAACAATGGCTATGCAACTTGCTTTGCATGGCAATGCTTATGCTCTAAAGTCTAAATCAGGAACTCGCATTGTTAGCTTGATGCCTTTGATGGCTGTGCAAATGGAAGTATCTTTGCAGACTGATGGCTCAGTAGTTTATAAATACAATGATGGTGTGAATGTTTCTGTGTATGCAGAAGAATCTATTTGGCACATTAAGTTAATGTCAAATGGTATTGTTGGCTTATCTCCACTAGCTTATGCAAGAAATTCAATTGGTGTTGGTATTGCTAGTGAGAACAGAGTAAATGCTTTGGCTTCTAATGGCTTTAAACCTACTGGCATTCTTACAATTGACAAGCTATTGAAGCCTGAACAAAGAGAAGCAATCAGAAAACAGTTTGCTGATTTGCAAGAAGGTTCATCAGACCCACTAAGAGTTCTTGAAGCTGGTATGAATTATCAACAAGTTTCTATGAACCCTAAAGATGTTCAATTGCTTGAAACTAGAAGATTCCAAATTGAAGATATTGCACGATTCTTTGGTGTGCCTTCAGTTCTTATCAATGACACTTCTGCTTCAACTACTTGGGGTTCAGGTATTGAGCAAATTGTTCAAGGTTTCTATAAGTTAGGTCTAAGACCATACCTAGAAAGATTTGAAGCAAGCATTCAGAATAGTTTATTGTCAGTTTCTGATAGAAGAACTTATGAATTTGAATTTGATTTTGGTGCATTGCTAAGAGGTGATGAGCAAACTCGCTATGCAACTTACAAAGAAGCTGTATTGAATGGTCTAAAGACTGTAAATGAATGTAGACAGGCAGAAGGTTTAGAACCTGTAGATGGTGGTGATGTTGCTTATATGCAGGGACAAATGACACCATTAACTGTTTTGGCTAATCCAATTGAACCAGTTGATACAACTCCTGAAGTTTTGGGTGCAATGGCAAGCATGGAAAGAAGCATTAAAGAATCTATTACTGCAAACAAACCTGAACAACAAGCAATCAATGTGAATTTTGACCCTAATATCAAGGTAGAAAGCTCACCAGTATCATTAACACTTAAATCTGAACTAGAAAACAAAGCTACTCGCAAAAATATTAAGTTAGTGCGAGATGAAAAAGGCAATGTCACTGGTGCAGAATCTTCTGAGGAGTAAGTCATGGCAATAACAACAGCAATCTGCAATAGTTACAAACAAGAGTTATTAGAGGGAGTTCATGCTTCTACTGATACATATAAAATTGCTTTATATACAGATACAGCAACTTTAAGCAAAGCTACAACTGCTTATTCTTCTACAAATGAAGTAAGTGGCACAGGTTATACAGCAGGTGGGACAACTTTATCAGGATTTAGTAGTGGTTTATCAACAGATACAGCTTATATTACATTTTCTGACCCATCATGGTCTAACTCTACTATTACAGCTAGAGGTTGTTTAATTTATAACTCAAGCAAATCTAATAAAGCAGTTGCTGTTTTTGATTTTGGTTCAAATGTTGTTTCAGTTTCAGGAACTTTTACTATTGATTTTCCAACAGCAGGTGCTTCGGCTTTAATTAGGATTGCTTAATGCCTGATTTTGATAGTGCATTAGGAGATTTTGACTATCAGAGTGGAGAGTTTGATAGTTATGAGCTACCAACTCGCATTTTTGATGAAGTAACAGGCAATTTTGATGATGCACTAAATAATTTTGATGATGGTGGTGTAAATTCAGCAACTATTTCTATTACAGGAATTCAATTATCTAGTTCTTTAGGAACTATAAATGAAATAGTTTCTGATTTAATTTCAATAAATGGAATATCTACTTCAATTAACTATGGAAGTATTGTTCCTAAAGTTTCTGATTCAATAAGTATTACTGGACTTTTATTAAGTTCAGAATTTTCTACAATTTCTGCCAAAGTTTCTGATTCAATTCAAATTTTAGGCATTGAATTAGCAATTTCTCAGTCAAACCTGCCAGTAGATGTAGCAGATACAGTAGTTTTAACAGGTTTACAGTTAATTTCT